CTTCTACCGTGAAGTCGTGTAGGTGCCACTGGTTCATGTGTTTCGTTGGAACCGTTGGGACGCTGATCATTAGCAGGCGTGTCGCCCGCAGCATGATTTGACACCATCGCTCAGGGTTTTGCAGATGCTCTAACGTCTCGAAGCACAGGCCCATAGAGAACTCAAAGTCTGGCTCCCATGTATCTAGGTCTTCTACCCTAAAATCGCCCGTGAAGGCCGTTACAGGCTCTCTATCAACCCCAACATAGTCGTCCCATTCCAGAACGGCTTTCCCGTAACCGATCCCGCACGTCGCGTCAAGGACGGTATCGCCCTCTTGGAGAAGATCGCGAGCCATCTCGTATCGTTCGATATGTCCTCGCTGGCTTTCCCAAACCTCAACAGGTATCCGTTCCCACATGATTGTCCTCTCGCCGCTTCTTGATGTAGCAAGATACTATGCCGTAGCGGAGGCAAGGTGATGAGTATGGTCAGCGCGGCGTTCATAACCGGGGATTATGCCCTCAACATGCCGAAGCCTGAGCCAAACGGCTGCGCCTACTATCGAATGGCTTTACCGTCCCGCCAGTTACAGTCGATGGGCTGGGATACGGCGATGGGGTTACCTCGCGTTCATCCCGAACGGGGAATAGGAGTCGCTCACGATGACGGCGCTTTCTTCGGTTTCAACGTCAGCGTGTTCAAGTTGCTGATGCACGAATCGGTCCCCTCTTTGATGAACATGATGCAAAGCCGGGGAGAGAAAATTGTTGTCGACGTAGACGATTTTCATTTTGGAATCGACCCGGATAACATCGCTGCTCGGAAGACAGACCCGAATAAGAACGCCGAGAGCAATCGGATGTTTTACGAGATGGGAATACGTCAGGCTGATGTTGTCACCGTTTCGACGGAGTTTCTCGCTAACTTCTATGAGGCTCGCTGTCGCCGAGTTCGATTAGTCAGAAACGCTCTGGATGTCGAGCGCTATGACATGGTCGAGCAGATTGAGCGGCCTGTGTTCGGATGGGTCGGCGGAACATTGTGGCGCAGTCGCGACATCGAGATGTTGCGTGACTGGCTTCCCGCTTTTGTGGATGATCACAAAGTTGGAGTTCATCATTCAGGACACATCCCTAATGACACACGACATTTTGGGGTGCGTGCTGGATTGCGAAGGGTCACGACGGCGCCAATGAGTCCTGTGAGTCAGTACCCCTCGCTGCTGCAACATTTCCATATTGGTCTCGTTCCGCTGCGCTTGAATGACTTCAATCAGTCCAAGTCTTATCTGAAGGGCTTGGAGTACGCGGCTGCGGGTATCCCGTTCATCGCTACTCCGAGCGAGGAGTACAAGATCCTGTACGACCGGGGGGTTGGACGTTTAGCGTCGACAGCGGATGAATGGCGTGATCATGCGACAGAATTATTGGACCCGGAGGTTCGTCGAGATGAGGCTGAACGTCAACGAGGAATTGTTGAGCGTGAGTTCAACATCACCACGAGAGGACTGGAATGGGATTCCGCGCTGCGTTCTTGAAGCATGAGGGCAATCTTGCCTGCCACAACGAAGTTGTTTTGTTCGTCTTGAATCGAATAGTGGTTGACGCCCCGACTCGATTGTTGATGGTTGGGGTTGATAATGGAGGATCTCTCCAAGTGTGGCGTGATCTGCTGCCAGAGGGATCAGAGATTGTTGCTGTTGACGAGCGGCCAGAGTGTCACGATCTCAATGAAGATGTTCATGTGGGGAGGGTCTCTGATCGTTTGTGGCTAGAGTCCGCTCTCGGTAGCAATAAGTTCGATTTGATTATTGACTCTATGGGTCATGCTGATGGGTCGGTTTGGCCGTGGTTGCAAGTCGGTGGGATCATGGCTATCGAGCATTACGATGATCAACGGATCAGAGAACTCATGACAGCCATCGTTGATGACAAGTACACATGGCTTCCTTACGAGGAGGTCATGGGAGTTCAGTATTACCCGCACATTGTTTTGATAGAGAAACGTAATCCTCGTGCTGTTCCATACATCGACATTTTGATTGGATCGGGTGACCCTGTTGTGCCTGAGGATTATTACCTTGAACGTGGGGCTAAGCGGGTGCAGGTAGCAAAGGAGATGTTAGAAAACCTCTGAGTGGGCTGATCTGTCTGGCAAAATTAGGTGGTGCCGCCTTCCCGTCTCATCGAAAGTTGATCATGCCAGTTCAAGACTTTCTTGCGTTTGTTGCAGGTGCGATTGCCGTGCTGACGTTGCTCGGTCTTGTTTATCGAATGTTCTTGAAGTCCCTTATCCGTGAGATAAAAGATTGGTCGAGTTGGCTGAAGAAGTTTCAGAGGGATTGGGATGGTGAGCCAGCGTCAGCGGGCCGTGATGCTACACCGGGGGTTATGGAGCGGCTGAACAAGATTGACGGGGAGTTGAAAAGAAACGGGGGGGAGTCATTGAAGGATAAAGTCGTGGAGACGTGGGAGTGCGCTCAGGAGTTGGATGCTCGGGTGACGACGATGGAGTTACGCCAGAATGAGATTCACGAGGCTCTGAATCGGGGTTAGACTGCGGGCGTGACGGAAAAGACCTCGAAGCGTAAGAAGCCGGAATCGAAAGAAAGCGCGAAGCCTCGCCGATCGGCGTTGTCATTGACGTTGCGGCACACGTTGTCTCAGGGAGACATCGGTGGTCAGGTGAAGGCTGCTCAGGATCAGTTGATCAAATTAGGATTTGATGGCTTCAAGGATGATGGGCGTTACGGCATGATGATGGGTAAAGCCGTGCGCCGTTTTCAGGCTGAACGGGGGTTGAAGATTACGGGTGACATCAACCCCGTGACTTGGGAAGCGCTATTCACGAAAGAACGCTCGTGAAGAAGCCTCCGTGGAAGTTGAGGCGCCGAGCAGTATTTGGCTCCATGATTTTCGCCGCCGCAATTCTTGTTTATGTGATGTGGCGGTGGGACTCGACAAGTCTTGCTGAGACGCTGGCTCTTGGGAGTTTTGGGCTGATTGGTACGGTGGTGGCTGCTTACGTCGGTGGCGCCGCCTACGAGGACGTGAGGCTTTTCAAGCGGCAAGATAGGGAAGATGACGACGAGATGGGAGAGGAACCCCATGTTCACTAGAGAGTTCTGGCTAGAAGCCAGTGAGCGGGCGTTGAAGACGTTCGCACAGACCCTGCTGGCGATGGTCGGCGCGGTTTCGGTGTTCGATGCTTTCAGCGCCGATTGGTTGACGCTGTTTGGTGTTTCGTTGGGTGCGGCTATTTTGTCGTATGCGACGTCGATCGTGAGCGCTGAGATCGGTGATTACGGTAAGCCGTCGCTGGTGGCGCGTAAGCCGGATCTTGATGAGGCGCCTGTCGATGAGCCGGAGGGTGATGAAGATGCCTAAGACCGTGAGTGGTCATCAAGCGATCACGAGTTGGGGTAGCCCCCTGTTGAGGGCTATGCGGGTGCCGGGGACGAAGATAAGTCTGCGGACCCGCAGGTCAGCGAATCCGCTGTTCCTGCATTTGGCGGCTCGGTTGAACGATGAGGTGAAGCCTTTATCAAAACGTAATACTTGGAGTTACAACTATCGTCCGATCAGGATGGGTCAGGCTGTCAGCGATCACGCCGGGTACGCGATCGACTGTTGGAGCGACGACATCGGGGCTCACCGTTGGCCGAGCAAGATGCCTGCCACGAAAGCCCGCAAGATCAGCAAGATCCTAGAGTCGTACAAGACGCCGGAAGGAAAGTACATCTTCGGTTGGGGCGCCTCGAAGTTGGCGCCGGGTGTGACGTACAAGGGTAAGACGCACAAGACGAAGGCTGGTAATGATCCGATGCACTTTTTCATTGCTCCGGGGATCACGAATCGGGATCTGATGAGGACTCGTAGGGCGATGAAGTTGCGAACGAATGGCACTGTCAAGAACTGATAGTGGACAAATCTGAGGTATGAGTTCAGATTTGTTTCAGGAGGAGGGGCACCCGTAAGACCCCAAACGGGGCCCCTCCTCTGTGCATCGGAGACTCTAGGGGGAGAGGACGAGTCATCGACGATGCGTGCTCATTGTGTCATAGGACGCGCCCCTCTGGACAATTCCCAAACGGGGGGTGTATGCTCGCCTAAACCCCGTTAGCAAGGAGAGGTGCTATGAGTGAAACTGTCAGCATCCACGAGTTCGATACCGAGGATGCACCTGAGAAAGAGCGTTTCGAGATTACCGATGACGCGCAAGCGGCATGGGCGATGCGGAAACTGCTAAGCCTTCGCAAGAAGATGATTGAGAACGAAGCCATCGCGGACGCTGAACGGACGCGCATTGACGCTTGGCTGCATTACGCCAATCACAAGTTCGAGTCCGATGTTGTGTACTTCGAGTCGATATTGACCGCATACGCGAAGACGCAGCGTGAAACCGAGGAGCGCAAGAGCATCGAGACGCCCTACGGCAGCGTGAAGTCCCGTGCCACACAGGACAAGTTCAAGGTCGTCGACGAGGAAGCGTTCTTCAAGTGGGCCGAGGAGGCTCTGCCGGACGCCATCAACGTCAAGCGCACGCCCGCGCTGGCAGCGCTGAAGAAGGCGGCAACGGTCGAATCGACTGACACGCTAGGGATGGTTGCGGTGATGGAGCACGGTGAGATCGTGCCGGGTGTTGCCGTGGAACCGGGCGGCGTGAACTACAGCGTGGAGGTGTCCAAGTGAGTTTCTCGAATGAGCAGGTCAAGGAGTTGCTGCAGCCCATCGACCCTTCGCGTGTGGGTAAAGACGGTAAGGGCTACAGCCACGTCGCAGCATGGGATGTTCGCCGCCGCATGAATCAGATTTTCGGCTTCGCTGAGTGGTCTTCGGAAGTCGAGGCGATGGAGTTGATCACTGAGCGGGAGACGAAGACGAAGCAGGGCAAGGACGCTTGGTTCGTGTTGTACCGGGCTCGTTGCACCGTGACGGTCAATGGAGCCACTTACACCGAGTGGGCGGCTGGTGACGCGATCAGCCCTGATTACGGCGATGCCCACGATCAAGCGATCAAGACGGCGGAGTCGCAGGCTTTCAAGCGTTGCGCGATGAACCTCGGCGATCAGTTCGGTTTGAGCCTGTACAACAATGGCTCAGTTCAAGCGACTGTCACAGATACAGTCACTTACGAGCACGCTGACACGGAAAATGTGGCTGTCTGGATTGCGGCTTTCGAGTCTGCTGGCACTGTTGAGCAGTTGGCCGACACGGCCAAGCGAATCAAGGGCGCTGATATTTCGGTCGCGGATCGTAACACGCTTTTGAGTGCCTACAAGACTGCTTCTGAACGCATCGACCCGTCCTAAAAAGGCGTAATGTTCATGCCCCCGGGAGAGGGGCACGGTCGAGAGTTCAGGGGTTGACGTGAGTGTTCGAGTGATGTCGCTCGTGTGGGAGTTGAATCTACCCACGAGCGAGAAAATGGTGTTACTGGTGATTGCTGATCATGCTGATGATCAGGGCGGTAATGCGTGGCCGTCGGTTGCGACGATTGCCCGTAAGTCGAGCCTGTCGGAGCGGCAGGCGCAGCGGCTGATCAAAAACTTGACCAACCTTGGTCTGGTGACGGTGGAGTCGCAGGCTGGTGGTACTCGTGAGATGCGCGATGACCGCCGACCGAATCGGTACACGCTGCATTTAGACGGGGTGACATCCACGTCACCCGGTGCGGTTGTACGGGGTGACATGGGAGACGCGAACGGGGTGACACCCATGTCACCCAAACCATCCTTAGAACCATCCAATAGTTATCTATCGGTTCCCGACCGCTTCGATGAGTTCTGGACAACGTATCCGAGCCGGAAGGCGAAGGGTGCCGCTGTCAGGGCGTGGAAGACGGCATTGAAGAAGGCTGACGCTGACACGCTGATCGCTGCCGCTGAGGCTTACGCCCGTGATCCGAAGCGTGATCCTGAGTTCACGGCTCATGCGTCGACGTGGCTGAATCAGGAGCGGTGGTTGGACGAGGTTGAAGCCCCGAAACAGTCCGGTCCCGTCACGGTGATGGATCAGTACGCTGACGAGCCCTGCGAGCATGGGGAACCACGCGGCCCTCAATGGTGCGCTTTTTGCCGCTCAGAGGGCCTGAGAGGCACGGAGGGGCCATGAAACCGTCAATCCGACCGGAGATACTGTCGAGGGCTAATTACGTCTGTGAGTTGTGTTATGGGCCTTTGACGCAAATGAGCCTGCATCACCGTAGACCTCGCCAAATGGGCGGCACCAAAGCCCCGTGGATCAACGACCACGAGAATCTGCTCGCCCTGTGCGGCTCCGGCACCACCGGGTGCCACGGGCATGTTGAGTCCCGCCGAGCGGACGCTTACGAGTTCGGGTGGCTGGTCAGGACAGGGATGAGCCCGCATACGACACCGTTTTGTGACCTTCGAGGTCACTGGTGGTATCTGTACAAGGACTCGAAACTTCCGTTGAGCCCGCCGCACGACACACCCAACCCAAGGTCGACCGCCTCCGCACCGGGGGTAGGATTGGCCGATACCCCGAGAGAGGAAACCACGGAGAATGTTTTCTGAGACCCCCGACCTTCCCGAGTTGACCGAGGTGAAGGCGCTCACTGACCTGATCAGGAATCATCAAAACGCGATTCAGGAGATCAGCCAGACCCGCCGCAACGTCATCCTCGACCTGCGGAAGAAACGCATCACCTACCGAGAGATCGCCGAAGCGATGGGCGTCACCGAGCAGTCGGTGTACAAGATCCTTCGCGACACGATCGAGCGTCGACCCAAGCCCGAAACGGTTGCCGTGTCGTGATCCTGCACGCTTTCGTCCGGGGTGAAGCGAAACCGCAAGGCTCCAAGCGTGGTTTCGTGACGAAGACTGGGCGTGTGGCGATGGTGGAGATGGCGGGTAAACCGCTGAAAACATGGCGGGAGCAAATCGCTTGGACGGCTAGGGGAGAGGCAGCGAAGCAAGGATGGGAACAAACCGACGCGCCCGTGAGCGTGAAACTAGAGTTTTACTTGAAGCGACCAAAGAAACCGAAGTTCTCCGATCCCGCCGTGCGCCCCGACGTCGACAAACTAACGCGAGCCGTTCTCGACGCGCTCACCGCTTCACAGAATATCTGGCAGGACGACTCACAAGTGGTGCGTTTGATCGCCGAAAAGCACTATGCACGCCCCGGGGAGGAGGGGCTGAATATCACCCTATGGAAGACGCAATAGTTCGCTGCGAACGTTGCGGCAGGCTCGGCGCCCGCGTTCACCGTGGCTGGCATCTACTGTGCGACCCGTGCAGGCATGACGAGATGGCTGACTGGTTCGATGACAAGTGCGGCAACTGCGGGCACTCGAAAAGATCCCACGGCGACCGCGCCATCTCAGCGTGCGTCTACCACATCCCCGCCGAAAACTCGTTCCATCACCGCACCGTTCCGTGCAACTGTGTCGGCTGGAAGCAGGTCACATGAACGTCACGTTAGAAACCGAGAAGGATCGCGAGTTCGAGGAAGCGTTCATGCAACGCTACATGCTGAACCTGCCCGACGACATGGAGTTCTTTCGGATGCCGCAGTTCAGCGTCGTCGACTACATCCTCACTAGGGGCGACGTCGTCCGCTACATGCTCGAATTGAAGATCCGCAAAGAGACCCTCGCGAAAGTGAAGTCCTACGGCGGGCTCATGCTGAAGCACCGAAAAATCGTCGAGTTGAACACCCTCCAAGACGCCGCCAAAACAGAAATCTGGATCGTGTTCGCGTTCGACAACGGCAAAGGGGAAGTGCTCGCCGCACAACCCCACAAACTCCTCGATCTACCACTGGAAGACCCGCCCCGTCGACGCAACTATCGGGGCCTCACCACCGACGAAGAACCCGTCTGCTACCTCGACTGGGACCGTCACCTCACCCAATGGCGGATGTAGAATGATCCAGTGTCATCGTTTTGGAGTCGCCGCGCCTACGCAGAGTTGAGCACCGAACCCGGTGACCTAGCCCGTCGCGGCCTCGTCTACCTGATGGCCCGCAAGTTCGACGTCGCACAATCCGGCAGCGTCGCCTTCAACATGGAAACCAACGGCCTACACGTCGAGTTCCGGTTCTACGAATTGAACAACACGGGTGAACCCGTCTACGCCGAGTTCATCGAATCCGCCAGCGCCGTCACCACCTACGGGTCAGCGATCCCCGCCCGCAACCTCAACCGAAACTACAGCGACGCCCACACAGCCGAGTTGAAATCCGCCAGCGCCGTAGCAGGCGGCACCGTCATCGCCAGCGAACTATTCGGCAGCCAAAAAGCATCCGGCGGGGCAGGCAGCGACAAAATCTACACACTCTCCGCCAGCACTAACTACCAACTGGTGTTCACCAACCTCGGCAACCAAACCTCCACATGCCACATCCAACTCGGATTCGCTGAAGGCGACCCCTCCCCATTCCCCCTCATCCAAAACGACGGCACCTAACCCCCCTGTAAGATGAGGGGATGATCCCCAATCATCAACAAGCCCTCGAACGCCTCGCCGAACTATCCCGACTCCTCGACAAAGCCACCGACGACATCGCAACCCTCGACGAAGAAGCCGTCCACGCCAAACAAACCTACGAAGTCGCCTACGCCCGAGCCTTCCTCGACGCAATCGGCAGCATGGAACTACGCCGCCAAATAGCCACCTACGAAACCCGCCACGAAAACCTCACAATGGAACTAGCCCAAGCCAAAGTCAGAGCAGTCAAAGAACGCATCCGCACCCTCGGCACCCAAATAGAAGTAGGCAGATCCTTGGCTAGTGCCCACAAAAACCAATACCTAGCCGAACCTACGGGCCAATACACCTAACCCCATGTAACATCACACACTATGGCGACCCCCGAAAAAAGAGGCAGAAAAACCCTCCTCACCCCCGAACGACAAGAAGCCATCGTCACCATGCTAGAAGCCGGGGGCTACATCGAAGACGCCTGCGAAGCCGTCGGCATCTCCCACCAGTCCTACTACAACTGGCTCAAACGCGGCAAAGACGAAGAAGACCGCATCAACGCAGGCATGAAACCAAGCCCCGACGAAGCCCCATACCTTGATTTCTTTGAGGCCGTGCGAAAAGCCCAAGCCGACGGAATCATGCAACACGTCATGAACATCGACCACCACGCCAAAAACGGCACATGGCAAGCCCCCGCATGGATACTCGAACGCAAACAACCCCGCAAATGGGGCCGCTTCGACCGCACCGAACACACAGGCCCCGAAGGCGGGCCCATCCAAATCAACGTCTCCACCGAAGACCTCGAAAGGAAAGTCGCCGCCATCCTCGAAAAACGAGAAATTGAACAATGAGACTCGTCGACCGCGTCCTCACCGCCCCACCCGAGGAACGCCTAGCCCTCTACGCCACCCTCACCGACGACGAGAAAGCGAAACTCGCTGTCCTCCTCGACGCCGAAATCAACAACCCGTGGGCCCGCTACGAAGCCGACCCCGTCGGATTCATCCAAGACGGCCTCGGCGAAACACTGTGGAGCAAACAAATTGAGATCGCCGAATCAGTGCTCCACAACACCCGAACCGCTGTCGCCGCCTGCCACGCCCCCGGCAAATCCCACCTCTCAGCCCGCATCGTCGCATGGTGGGTAGCCAGCCACGCCCCCGGAACCGCCCTCGCCATCACCATCGCCCCCACACACAGGCAAGTCCGCAACATCATCTGGCCCCACATCCGCCGCTGCCAAGCCCTAGCCCACCTCCCCGGAGAAGTGCTCACACAAACATGGAAAATGGGTGGAGACGTCGTCGCTTACGGCTTCAGCCCCTCCCCCTACGACGAGGCTGCCACACAAGGCATCCACGCCCCCAACCTGCTCATCGTCGTTGATGAGGCCGGTGGTATCGGGGAAACCGTCGGGCAAGCCCTCGAAGCGTTGATGACGGGCGGTAACACGCGCCTGCTGCTCCTCGGAAACCCGCCCACCGATCAGGAAGACTCATGGTTTGAGCGGGCCTACCAGTCGCCCCTGTACAACACGATCACGATCGGCGCCTACGACACCCCCAACTTCACAGGCGAACCTGTCGGCATCTGCAAAACCTGCCCCCCGCAAGTCCCCGAGCACTACATCACGAAACACCTCGTCGACGAGCGTTGGGTCGATGATGTCATCAGCGAGTTCGGTGAAGATTCCCCGTTCGTTGAAGCCCGCGTTTACGCCCGCTTCGTCAGATCCACGAGCAACAAAGTGATCCCGTTCGGCTGGTGTGAGCGGGCCATCAACAACGAAGAACCATTGACCGGGGTTCATATCAGGCTCGGTATCGACATCGCCGCCGACGGTGGTGACGAGTTCGTCATCGCGAAAGCCGACGGATTCACCACTGAAATCATCCACCGCTCATCAGGGAAAGTGAACGAGAACGCTGTCGACGTCGCCGCCGTGTGCTTGAAACACATCCGAGACGCGGAAGAACTACAACAAGCCCGTGGCATCGAAGATCCCGTGAAAGTGAAAATCGACACGATCGGTGTCGGTTGGGGCGTCGTGTCCCTGCTGCAAACATGGGGCACCGAAGGCAGACACCGCTCAAAGATCGTGCCCGTGAACGTCGCCGAGCGAGCGAAAGACAGCGAGAAGTTCCGCAACATTCGAGCCGAATTGTGGTGGAACGGCAGAGCCCTCCTGCAGCCCGACAGTGACGGCAGGCAAGACGTAGCCTTGAACGTCGAACGGAAAGTGATGTCACAGTTGGCTGGCCCCACCTTCAAGTCCGACAGTGCGGGCCGCATCCAAATCGAGGCAAAGGCGGAGATGAAGCGCAGGGGCGTGTCGAGCCCTGACCAAGCCGAAGCGGTCCTGCTCGCCTTGTACGACCCGCCGGGTCGAGAGATCCCAAACGTCGCCCCCATCGGGTTCGGGAAAAGCAACGAGTTCTCGGGCTTCGGCAACAGCAGTCTTGTGCTCTAAACTAGACCAATGGCGAAGACGCTGCGCGAAAACTCTTTCATCAAAGTCCGCACCACGGACGGGCGTTACCGCCACACCGTCATCACCACTGTCACTGATCAGGACACCATCGAGGGCAGGATCGGGCTCGTGGGGAACAGCGCCAGTGTCGCCGCCACGCGGCAAGCGTCGACGACGACACGCGGCACCGAGTTCCGTGAGACCTAGACGGCGAGAGCGGTCACCATTCGAGCCCACGCCAAAGGCGTCGCACCGTCCGGCTGATAACCGCCAGCCCCACCGAACAGGACCGGGGTGTCGGGATAGGCGGCTCGAACGATCCGCATCGAATCTTCTAACCCCTCGACCGTGTAGTCGAGTCCCGTCAACGGGTCGAGCGTGTGACCGTCAGCGCCGCCCGCCACGAAGATGAAGTGCGGCTTGAACAATCGAGCCTGCTGCACGAAGTCGAGTGTGGCGTGACGTAGCGCCCTGTCACCGTCACCTTCGATGAGCGGCCAGTTGAACACCTGCTGCTCGGGATAGTCGACGAGGCCCGTGCCGGGGAAGATCCCAAACTGATGCACCGAATAGGTCATCACATCAGGATCATGCGTGGTGAGCGCTTCGGTTCCGTCGCCGTGGTGCCCATCGACGTCGAAGATCGCAACACGCAGGTCATCTGCGGTCACGCTCAATGCAGCCATCGCGAAGTCAGCGAACACGCAGAAACCGCTGGAATGGTCGGCCATCGCGTGATGCTTCGCCCCGGGTAGGTGGGCGACGGTCATCGCTTCACCGTTGCGGAGCAGGTCGAGCCCGAGCATCGTGCCGCCAGCGAACAGGTTCGCCAGATTCGACAGGTCAGGTCGGGCCCCTCGCCATTCACCGGACGTGTGCTCGCCGAGCACTTCGTCGATGTAGGCGCGTGTGTGAACGGTTTCGAGTTCCGGTTCGAGCGCTGGTGCGGGTGCTGCGGTTGTGTATCTGATTCCGGCGGCTTCGGCGTGGAGCCGTAGCATGTTGTAGCCGTTGATGAATCGGCGCCCCTGTGTTGGGTGTGCGTGGTCGAAGACCCATCCTTCGTAGGACGGGTCGTGAATGATGATCAGGTCTTCCATAAGACCTCCTCTCCCTAACCCCCGATTGTACACGGGGGTTATCTTCGTGGTGAATCGTCCTTCGTGAGACTCCACAGGAATACGGCCCATAGGCCGATCATTCCGATGAAGCCGAGCACGCCGACGATGATGCTTTGTGCGGTCCAGTCGTCCATCAGTTCTCCTCTCTCGCGTGTTCCTTCAGGGCCTTCATCTTGTACGGCCCGGGTCCGAATCGACGCCCGCAGGTGCAGTAGACGTAGCGGTCTTCAGTGTGGTCGAGCCCGTGGGGTTCGGTTCGGTTGTAGTGCTCATTCTCGCAGCGCAGGTCATGACAGACAGGCGGCTGCGAGGTGGCGTTCCCGCAGACGACGCAGGTTGTCCAGCGGGGCGGCATGTCGTATTCGGGGATGGTCAGGTCGCTCATCCCGCCGAGCGTGTGGCCGCTCATCGCGTCACCTCCGCTCTGCCAACGGTGTTGCCGTTGACGTCGAGCAGGGCACGGGAACCGACGCCCCACTCAGCAGCGTTGGCGGCGTACTTCGTCAGGATGCGGGCCACCTCGGCCTCGCCCCCGAAAACGCCTTGGAAGGCGTCGTTGTTGAGGTCGATCTCGATGATCAGTTTGCTCATGCCAGTGCTCCCTTGCTGTCCGTGGCTGCCTGTTGGTCTTCGACCCATTGAGTGAATGTTGCGACGGAAGCCATCAGTTCGTTTGCGATCATTTGTTGGTAGTCGGCGTTGTATGGGGTTTGCGCGGTCATGACTTGTT